AGTCCTTTTATTTTATACCGTACAAAGATAAGTACTTATTTCTGTACTTGCAAATAAATCGACATCTTTCATATGATTTATTTTACTTCCTCTACATCGATATATTTTATCTTGACGTTTTGACTTAATTTTGTAAGACTAACGTATAGTTGCTCAAAGTTACTTGCCGTATTATTTTCCGGGGTTTTAAGTTTTGACATGGTTTCTATAAACCGGGTTACCTTGTCTAAGTCTCTTGTTGTTTCTAATAGTTCTGCCGCCCGATTGAATGCGACGGAAAGAAGTGTATCGGCTGTTTTCTCCCTATCGAGTTTACCCTCACAAATGTTATTGGTAATAGCTATCTCATAACGTTCTTCTTGCTTTTTTGCCAAGTTTTGAATACGTGTAGGATTGCCTTTTTTCCACGTCGAGATGGTCGAAAAAGGAACCCCAAGTAAGGTGCTGATATAGGACGGACGTTCACCGGCCGCAAGAAGTGATAATGCTCTTTGCATGAGTTCCGGGGAATATCGTTGTGTCCGTCTTGGAGTACCTTTTGCTTTTTCGTCCATATTCGTAGTTATTTCGTAATTAACAACATTCTAATATACAAAGATTTGACAAAATATCGCATTTTTGCTCTTCGAAATAATTCGTAGTCATTCGAAATGATTATGGAGTGAAGGTGTCTCCTCCCCATAATTATACTTATTAAGCTCTCGCCATCATTTGGTTCATCAACGGATTTGTATTGTTATCTATTTGTTGCTGTATTTGCCCTAACTCTTGCTGTTCATTTCCTGCCGGAACCTGCCCGGCTTGTTGTGCCGATTGCATGGCGGCTAATTGTTGCATGGCTTCTTCCTCTTTCTTGTTTATGGATTGAAGCAATCGATCGGAGAATGGGAATGCGCCGTTTTCCAATAACTGTTTTACATCTATGGCTCCGGCTCGGAACAGTTCCAGAAGTAAATCGTTGGTTACTTGACGGAATGAGGGTGTAGACTGGGACTCGGTAATAGTGAGGTCGAAATGTACATTCTTTACTTTGTCGGGATCGAAGTATTTGGCTTCTTCGCTGTACTCATTACCGGATATGTTTACATATCTCTTATCTGAATAGAATTGTTGTATGACTTGCATGAGTTTGGTGTCGCGTTCTTCCCGGAAAGCGGTAAACGATGCCATGAGGTCGACCAGATTCGTCGCAGAATTTTGGGCTTCTTGTGCATATAAAGAGGCTGCCGTATTAGATGACGGGCTTTTCCCTTGCAGTGCGCCATGCACTCCCGAGATTTCTTGAAGAAGCCGCAATTGGAGATTGAGCATTTCGTATGCTCCCACATTGGTGGCATTGGTGCTTATCTGCTGCGGGAGGGCTCCATTGGGTTTTGGTTTGAACAATATGACTCCGTTGTATCTTGTCCACTCGTCGGCAATATCTTCGATTGTCATGCCATCGGGAATTTGGTCTTCGGGGAATAACAATACTCCTTTCGCACTTGCTCCCATGATAAAATCTACCATCGTTATCAAACGGTTGATGTACCGCTGCTGGTCTATGACGTCGGAGACGAAGCTATGTACGATTCCTCCGTTGAACGGGTATATGCTGATGGTATAGGGGTGTGACTTGTGCCAATAGGGTGTTTCCATTTCTTGCAGGACGTCCCCATAGGGGGATAGCCAACGGGCATACCAATATCGGTCGATGAAGTTCTCGGTCTCGATGAGTGGTATATCGTCTTGCGGTATCCCTTGCGAAATGCCTTGAAGGATTCGATCTTGGTTTATCCTTTGAATATTGGGTAATTCTTCATAATCTATTTTATAGTATGTTCCTTCCAGTGTATCGTGGCATTTCACTCTTAGTTTCGATTCTTTCCTCCATACTTCTATGACTCTACATAATCCATTGTCTCGTGGTACAAGGAAGGACAGGGACTCGTCGCTGCCGGGCATGAGGTCTTGATAGAAATTGGAGAGTGTGTCTTTCGTCGCTGAGACATATATCTGCCGTAGTTCTTCCGCTCTTTCGACAGAACCATGTGAAAAATTCGCCAAAAGGTCTCCTATGGATATGTCGTGAATTTCTCCGATAATCGAACAATCCCAATAACGGAAATCTTTCATGTTAGTATCGAAGAATATGCGGTTGTCGGGTACGGTCATGACAAAGGCATCTTCCTTGTTCAATGCGGCATTCCACCCATAGTATGATTTATGGGCGACTATTCCAGATATGACGTAATTCTCGAATGTACGTCGGTCGACCTCCCACATTTTATTTAATGAATAGGCATACCGCATGACGATAGTCATCATCTCACCCAGTTTCTGGTCGTCACGGTCAGAGGCGACACATACAGGCTCGGTTTGATTACTGCCGAACTGTCCTACAACAGTTTTGACGAGCTGACGAATCATATTGTTCTTTAAAGGTACTTTGCCTTGATCCCGAATATATTGTTCCTCACTTACATATTTTCTTTTATCGGAATCATATATAACATCGCCCCATTGATTGCCATAGGTATATTTTCGGCAACGCTCTGCATACATTCTGAAATTCGATAATGAACTCCATGCTTGTTGGGCTTCGAATAATACATCTAAGGCTTTCCCTTCTTTGGCCTTTACCGTATCTGTGATTTGATAGTACTCTCGGTCTGTGAGTTGTGATTTTCTGTATAGTTTCATTGCGCTATCTTTAATTCGTTGATTATATCGTATAATGTATTGTCTATTGTATTTCGGAGCGATGCTATCTCGGCACTTGTCCGAATGGCTTCGTCTGCTGGTAAATCACCAGAAACTAGATCATCTTCCCACGTCTCAGCCATTCCTTCTAACTTCATGAGGTTTCTAATATGGACATTAAGTCCATCATACACACTCTTGTTCAATACTTTATCGGAATCTCTCGTGTTCTCGATAAACTCATCAATAAACAACTCCTTTAACAATTCGCTATCAGCTCGTTTCGAATCTCTTGCTTTATTTGCAAATTCATACCATTTGCTTCTTAATTTTGCTTTGGGGATTCTGTCGTTCGCTTCCCCCACAGCCGCACCTATGATAGGCACATCAGATAAATCGAAATCGGTAGGTCGTCCTTTTGTTTTTGTCACCAAAGCGTCTACGGCATTGTAGGCTTGCCCGAGAACTCGGAAGAGTCCGGGAACGTAACCGAGATAAAGTTGTTGAAGAACTGCCGGATTGTTGAGTTTCTCCAAGACGGGGATTTGTTCGAGCCAGCCTTTTTCGGCATAGTTTCCACCTGTCATTTCGTTGACAAACTCGCTCCATTTGACTAGTCCTTTCGGAGTACTTCCGTATGCTTTGCGAAATTCAGGAAGATTTTCATTCCATGGGGTTTCTTTGTACAAGGGTCGTCCCATGAAGTTCTCATTGAATGCGATGTGCGCTATCGGTTGTGTCCATGTGGGTGCAGCATTAGTCCAGCTTCCATAGGTTATGGGCACGATGTCTTGCCCTATCACGGCGAAAAAGTCGAGTGGTTTCACGGGGTCACTGATTAATGGGTGTTTTTTATGGTAACCTGTTATTATATCGGCCAGCATTATCCCCCATGCGTGGAATCCTCGCAAACTTTGAGCTAGCGGTATGAATATGAATTTGCCTTCTCCGACAGGTATTACCAAGTTGTTATATCGCTTTGTTTCGGGAAGTGCGTGATAGGCGTCTCCCCAACGATCATCGTCACCCGAGAAAATCGCACAAAGAAGGGAGTCGAGGAAACCGATGGAAATAATCGTTCCTATAACTTTGGCAAAGCCTTTCTTGTATTTCTTGATTCCCCTGTACAGGCGGTCTGTCCCTTGCAGGGAGGCATTGAGGAAGGCGTAATTATCAAATATCCATTGTATTCCTTCGTGGCTTCCCCGCCGGTTGAAGTTTGTGCTAACATTCTTGGCATCGGTGATTGCCGCATCTATTGTCTTTCCTTCCCTTAATGCGGCCACAAATTGATTCAAACGGGTGACGCTTTCCATAAGCCGGGCTGTATCTTGTATGGCTTTTACTCCTGCCATATATCCTTTCTTGATCGCTTTTGCCTGTTTATTCATATCGACAGTACCGTACTTAACCGCATTATCTATCGATTTACGATAATCCTCAACTGTATTCGCACTGATATATCCTGTCTCTCCTCCTCTCGATACAAACAGATAAGCGGCTATATCGTAGTCGGACTTGGAAATTTTACCTTTTCTGCCCATACGATCCAAGAAACTTTCTATTTCTTCAATTGTATATCTCTTGTTTTTCGATTCTCCCCGAATATATCTCCGCATGGCAGCGAATGAATCGGGAGCAAGTGCTGCGATCTGTCGGGCTTCGGCGATCGATTTCTCGGCACTGTTGTAAGCGAACGCCCCACTAAAATCCCTTGCAAAGTTGCTAAACAGGAAAAATGCCGGAGAATAGGTGGTATAGAATTGTGACAAGGCTCGGGTAGTTCTCGCTCCCAATCTGTTCAAATGACGAGATCCGTAAGTGAGCCACCCCGGTATATTATACCATTGGTCGGGTGTTTCTATCTTACGAGGCACATTTTTATCGAGGTTCAACCTCCCGTTTATTGAATTGGAGACAAGCGGGTTGGTAAACAGTATGGATACCTTCTTCCCTGCGACGAATACATCGACCGTGCTTTCTTCCATTTGTGAGGGGGTCTTGTGAACCGTTCCACGATTGGAGGGATAGGCCTTGCTGAATCTGGCCATTCCGCTTTCCAATTGTTCAGCGGAGGGGACTTCGTCTGTTTCCACCCATGTTTTGTTGCCGTGTTCGTCGAGAATGGGATTTCCGTTGGTGTCCAATGCGAGGATTTCGTACTTGGGTATGATCTGATAGATATTGGATATGGTGGTTATCTTTTTTATCTCGTCGGACTGTTTGGGCTTGTATTTGAGAATTTTCTCTTTCCCGTCTTTGTATTCGACCTCATAAGAATACCCGAACTTATTGCGCACGTCTTTACCGGCCAATAGGGTAAGCAGCCTTTGTTTCATTTTGTTCTTGTTGGCTCTCGCTATCTCGGTATTTGCCATAGCCATGATGGATACAAGCGGGTTGTCGGCTCTGCTTGTTCTTCCTTTGGCTTGTTTATTTACTGTTGAGCCGGGATTGATTCTTATATTGGAGTCGTACATCTGATCCATCGTTTCTTCGGAGAATCCTCTGAGCGGGACATAAAACTGGAACCTTTTCTTATAGGTATCGGCATCTTCTTTTGAAACGAGACCGGATTTTACAGATATGTCTAACGTTTTGTTCGTGGCTTTCTTGATTTTGTCCCAAAGGTTAATAACGGTATTTTCGCCTAACAAGGATTCGACCTCGGATATAAAATCTTCTGCCGTGTTATAATTTGGGGCATATTCCTGCTTGAATCTGTCGAAATAACCGGAATAGTCTCTGGTGGATAGTTCCTGTATGTAACCGGTTCTTTTCTTGTCGTAATCTTCGACTCCTTTGTGGGACTCTTCCCATTCTTCAAGTGCTTCCCTCCTCATGACTTGGTTACGTTCTATGCCGTGTTTGATTAGCATATAGTCGACAAGGGTATCTTCATCGACACCGTTTTTCCCATGTATTATCTTCTCATACAATTCGAGAAGCGGAAGGTAATAATCAGCATTGTATTCGTCTGCCTCGGCTTTTATCCTAGAATCCATAAAACCGGTGTATTCCCATGCATTCTCTTTTTCGGATATTTCTTTTCCAAGCGTAGAGGATATGAGTTTTTGAAGAGCTTCCAACGGTTGGTATCGATCAATCCAAACACGTCTTTCCATTCCCCGGCGGAGAGCTGCATCGAATATCATGGCTATATCTTGCGGCAGAGTTCCATTGTCTATCGAGTTTCTTATATCATCGGAAATTATGTCGTTATTGTCGAATATATAAGTCAGACAGTTTTCTGCTTCTTGGTAATCGGGGAAGCTGGCTATGTCGCCCGATATTTTTGCGCCATAGGCTGCTGGTGCACTTTTTCTTATCCTTTGTGATTGATCAGGAGACAATTGAGACAAATCGACGATTCCTTTCCTGTCCATAGATATTTTGATATAGCTCGAAACATCGGGTGCTTCCCTACGGAATCGAGTATTCATCGTTCCATTAGAATTTTCCCCGGTAAGTTTGGGATTCTCGAAGTTTTCTACTATATTTGTGGCAGTAGAAACTTCTGCACTTCCTTGTTTCACCTGTTCATCAGGCAAGACGAAAGCCACGTCAGCGAGATTAGTTCGCTGTTGGTCAAGGAAATGCAGGAGTTTTTCTTTATCTACATTTGTCAACTTCCCTTGATTTATCCATTTTACAATACTTGCTCCATTTTTAGGAAATACATTTCTTATACTATTTACTTCCAATACATTCCCCTTTATTTTCGGACGGATAAACATTCCTACAAGGAAATTTTCCCCATTATGTTCCAACACGGTCAATATGTTTTGCGATTTGACACTGTCTCCATAAGCGAAAGTGGCTATTGGATGGGCTATCGCATTAGGTAGATTTATCACTTCCGACAAATCATAATCATGTTTCCCCGAAGTAGACTTGTATTCCAATTGAGACGCAGGCATCTCTATCGGCAAATCTGGTATTCCAGCATCTCTTAAAAATTCGCTCGGTCTCCCCAATTGATACACATGACCTTTTTCCAATCGTCCCTCTATCTGTTGCTCCAATTCCTCGTTGAACCGTTGGTTCACTTCTTCCATCTCCTCGGCTGTACGGTAGCGTATATCGGCACTAGTCCCTGTATTTAATTTCGCTTTTACCCAGAAATTGTATTGTTCCCGAATATTGTCTATTTCCTGTTGAGCTTCGGTGATTTTGGCTCCTTCGGATACGTATTCTTCTGACAGGAATATACCGGAATCTGTCAAACGCCCAGACCATTCATCGACATATTCTTGAACGATTTGCCGCTTGCCTTCTTTTTTATTTATACCGAGAATGGGTATGAAATGGGAGGACATGAGCTTATCGGAAAGCATTCCATAATCTATCGGGAAAGGTGGTACTATCCGTATCGAGCCGGTGGCTCCGTTGTACCAATATCCTCCACCGACGGCTTTTATCAGCTTGGGGCTTTCCTGTACAAAATCACGGAAGATGGTCTTATATTGTTCTAAAACATATTTGTTTTGTTTTAATTTAGAATCACGAGACTTTGATTCTTGTTTATAAACGTTTTCATTTACACGATATTTATAGTATTCGGCTATTTGAGTATCGAGAGTGCCGGCCATTTCCGTACCTATACAATGGCTTAATTCCTCTATTAGTTGTGGAGAGGCGACATCGGGGAAAGGATCGGTCTTTGCCCCATCTATAAGACGGGAAACCTCTTTTTTCACTTCACTCGATGAATATTCCTTCATACCTTTGATTAGGTCGATTATCTCTTTGGATCGATCGCCGCTCAAACTTATATCTATTTCTACCTCTATATCACCACCGGGGAAGAAGGCGATTTCTTTTCCGTTTCCGATGGTATCCATATTGTCGGAAGCCTCCATTCGTGGAGTGTGGTTGGCGAACCGTACTTTGAGCGTGTCGTTTCCTATGTTCAATTCTAGGTAACGACTTCCTGTTTTTGCCGTATGTGTTGTGTAGTCTTTTTCATCGAAATTTTCACGAAGGTATTTATCGACCGCTTTATATACCGAGGTGTGGTTTGTGCGGACTGTCTCGATTTTAGAGCCGTATCGGGGATTGACAACGATGGTACGGAAGCGTATGTCGTCGCTGTCTTTGGAGAATGCCCCGGTGTTGTTATATGCATCTTTCAGCTGATTCGGATTAAAGCATGCGATGTAATCCACACCCTCGTCCGTACCGATCAATCCGTCATAGCCCAATTTTTTTATCTCGGCTACAAATTGTGGTGTTTCCGTTACCAACCAGTTGTTCCCGCTATTTAAGATTTCTTTCGCCGTTTCTACTGATACCGTATCTCCTTGTCCACCATAAAAACTCAGTGTTGGTATTTCATCTCCCAATGACGATAGAATAATATCTGCGTCACGCTGTGGAACGAACGGATTTTTTACATCAACAAATAAATCATAAACGTAACCCTCCTCTGTCCACTGTTCCGTGCCGTCCATATCGTCCGGAATAGACATAGCCCGTTTTTCTGCGATACTCCGCGCTTTCTCGGCATCGACACTTGTAAATATCATTCCGCTATATTCTCCACCTCTGAAAGTATAAAACGGTGCTTCTTGGCTTATATATGTTATACCGTCTTTCTGCCACCCTCTATTGGGGGTAATCTGGTCTCTACGAAGCGGTGTGCCATGAAAAACTACCTTCGGCTCCCCGTTCTCGTCGACAACTTTCGATGCTTTTTCCGGGCTATTTTCCCAATCACCGAACCAGTCTTTGAAAGCATTGGTGCGCACTTGTGCCCATTGCTTGGGTGTAAGGTTGGTGTCCGCTCCGTTCGGGGCTTTCATGTAAGTGCCGTTTTGACGGGCTCTTTCGATGATGTCTTGCTCCTCGGGAGTGTATTCGCTCGTTCTGAAACGTGTATGGTCAGTTATCTGCAAATCGTTCTCATTGAAAATAACGTAGTTTCGTGCTCCGTCCGAACGTCCGCCCGTGGTGGCTTGTGCAGGATATTTGATACCGGTGAAGCCGCATTGCAACAATGCCTCTGATGCTTCACGGTCTCCTCCAAGCAAGTTTTCCAAAGTCTTATAGATATTTTCTCCTCGCATTGACCACTTGTCTATTTCTTCGGCATTTACTGCCGTTGACGGAGCGATACTTGCATTGAAGTTGTCTAACTTATTCTTTCGGTAGTTCTCGCTTAAATAATCCTGTATGCGTTTTATCTGCTTTTTGGTTATAGGTTTATCCCAGTCCAGATAGTTCTCGCCAGTGTCGTCGGGAATTTCGACGGTATAGAGTACTCTCGTAGATACTTTTGAAATTAAATCTTCAAGACGTTCCCATTCTTTCTCATACTCTTTTAATCTTGGTATTTCAAAATCAAAATCAGGGTCATTACGTTGTATTTCCTCTAATTCTTTAATTTGCTTTTTTAAATCAGATAGAGTAGACATGTTGTCTATATATAAATTAGGTTCGTACCTTATTATATCTTTTAACTTTGCTATCTCTTCATATAAATAATCTTTTTTTGCTGGATCAGCTGCTTTCTCTGCATAGCTTTTCGCAATGCCGTTCACTTCGGTTACATAAGTTCCCCAGCCGTATGCTTGTGCGCCTTCCCCTGTTCCCATAAAACTATGGTCGAAGCGGTCGAACGAGGCTCCGCTACCGTGGTAGACGGTTCTGAAACGCTCCTCGATACCTTCTTTTATACGGGTGTCTGCGGCTGATTTACGGATAATATCGTTCGTGGAGTCCCTGTCGGTGATACGGTTCTTTGATTTCCACAACATGTAAGCGATGTCGGAGTCGGTGAGGCTAAGATCGATGCCTATCTTTCGGAAGGCTTCTTTGATGAACCGTTTTATCTTGCTCCACAGCGAGGGGTTGGTGATTCCTTCCTCGGCAAAATGTGCCAGATACTCATCTGCGGCAGCTCTCTTGCCGGAGAAATCGTTGGCCGTATATTGCTCCTTTTCCTCATTTGTGAGCGAATCGTATGACTTATCATCGAGATAGGCGGCGAATGTGGCTCTTTCCTTATCGGTCATGGAATCCCATACTTGGTCGCACAGCTTGTCGAAGTTTTCACGACCGAGCATAGAGGGCAGTCCATAGTGGGCTACGGCCTCATGCAACAGCGTGCGTTGTGCGTTACGAATAGAACCGTGGTTGGGAGCGACGATAACGATTTCACCTGTGTCTTTGTCGTACCAACCCAGACTCTTCAATTTTTTCGTGTAATTTTTCTCGGAAGGGGATATTTGAGAGACATCTTCCACAACTCGCACAGGGATATTGAGTTTTCCCGCTTCCCGCCCGATATATTCCTGTATCTCTTGCCTTCTCTCTTGTGGCGTTTTTTGTGTGGATAAGCGTTTTTTTTCTTGCCCGGTTGAAGCACTTGTATTATCTTTACCTGCGGAAAAGCCGGTTTGGGAGAGAGCTGTGCCACCTCTCAACGAAGTTGTATCAGTGTCTGTCGTCTTGGTACTTGCCGGATTTTCTTTTTCGGAAAGCGAAGAGCCTGTCGAAACGGTATTGTCCGGTTGCCGAGGTTGGGTCTTGTCGACCGTTTCTTTATCGGATTGTCCCTCTTGCTTAAACTCGGCATCAACGACATATATATTACCTGAATTACTTTTGAGCACATTTCGAGGGCGGAGGTCTGATATGGTAATTTCTCCATTAGAATATTGTGCCTCACCGGTTTGATGGAATCCGAGGGACTTCATATAGGTATCTATCTCCTCGGGGGTAGCATTCGTAGATTCATGTACATAAACCTGCCGGAATATAGGATAAACGCTGCGCCCGTCGAATCCGGTGAATCCGACAAATTCGTATCTTGAACTCGGGAATATTTGGTTGTGAAGTTTTATGCGGTCGAACAAGGGAAGAATCCCTTTGCTGTTCATGAGGTTATTTACCTTATATACATAACCGTCCGATGTATTCAGATAAACATCATTTTCATTACCGCTTGGCATAGGATTCCATGAAAATGTCTCTTCCATTGGAATCCAAATACCGTTTTCTTTGGCGTATTCCTCAGCCGCTCTGGCTTCTATTTCTTGTTGTTCTGCTCGGGATAGAGTTCTGCCAGCCGCTTGTGCATCTCTTGCTGCCTCTTCAATTCTGTCTTGTAGTCTAAGGGCTGTCTCTTCCATTCTTCTATCTCTTTGAGCTTCCGTTCCTCGCTCTCTTTGTGGAATTGATTGAAGTATTTCATCTTGGCTGTCGATTTGTTTTTCCTCTTGCGAAGATAATGAATTTTCTTTATTCGAATTACTTTCTCTTTCATTTATTTGAGTTTGTCCGGATTGGGTTTCTCCTAATTCATCGCGTCGAAATGCAATGTCGTTTCTTGAAGCCAAATCATCGGGCAAAGGCTCTTTATCTTTAAGATATTGTTGGTATATACCCAAACGTTCATTCAAAGATTTGAGTTGTTTTTCCTTGTTTACTCTCTTTACAGGAGAAATTTCTCTCTCTATCTCTTTTTCAAGACGGGCTATTTCGGATTGTGTATTCTTTGTCCCGGCCTTCGCCACTTCTATCATGGCTTTTACTCCTGCGATTTCTTCTCCATATTCGAACTGCTCTCGCAAAGGCATTTTCTTTTCGTCGACCTCTCCGTTGGACTTGCGATATTTTGCCCAGCGGTCTGTTTCTTCTTTCCCTTCTACATTCTGCTGTATTTCCCGGAGTTTATCTTCCACTCTTTGCGAGACCTCTTGTCGCATAGCTTCTTCCTCTCTGGTAAGTTGTTCTCCATTGGCTATCTTATTTGCTATGCGTAATACTGTACTATCTTCTACTGTGCCATCTTCCACAAAACGGGTATATTCAGAAGTATCGGTAATCTCTGATTGCGGAGCGGTTTGCTGCCCGGATTCCTTGTCTGCGGTTTGATTTTTTTCTTTTCCCTTTACATGGGTAATTTGCTCGGGTTTGATAGAAAGAGGTAGTGGTACACCATCTACTACATCTTCCACATCTACTCCCGAATCATCGATACCGATAATTTTCAATGTTCTTTCCACACCGGGGTTATCCGGGTCGGAATAATCTTTGAAGGTTACTACATCTCCTATCTCTAATTCGGACTTACGGTATAAAGGTTGTTTCTCAACCCCTTCGTCACGGGGTGACAACTCCTCTATCTCGCCACCGCTCATAGTGGAGGAGGGTGTTCGGCTTTGTTCATCGGATTCTACTTCATCGGCTTCGTTCTCTATCTGGCTTGCCATATTTGTTTTTGTGATGTCCTCGGCCATTGCACGTGCTTGTCCTACGGCATCTTCTGTCGACATAATGGATACGCTTCTTATGTCTTTGGGAGATACCATAATGGGAGTATTACCTACTCCTACCGGAACGGCTATAAGAGATCCGGATTGAGTTGTAGAGGTATATTCTCCGGCTGCATTGGGTTCCAGTGATACGTTTCCTACCGTAAGTATGGCTTCACGACCGTCTGACAAGGTTACGGTTACTTTTCCTCCCATCTCTTTGTTGATGAGTCTCATTTCTGCCTCGGCAGCTTTGTCCCCGGCTTCTTCGGCATCGGATTCGATCTTGCCGAGTATGAATTCATATCCGGTACGAGCCATGACAAAATCTTGCAAGTCTTTTGCATCTTCTTTCCCTAAATCGTGTGTATTGACCGTTGCCATGACATAATCTGCACGACGGTCTAAGGGTACATTGTCAAGCCCGTGTATTATATCATCGACGGAGAGTCCTTCGCCGAGGTCTTTACTTTCATAGCGTTTTTTGGCCTTGCGGTATCGATTGTATGTCAAACCAACTCCAATGGAATTGGCGACTTGGAATCCAAGCGACATGATACCGACAGCCATTACCGTTTGGAATTGCTGTTCCGGGTCTTTGATGTCCTCCCATTCGACATCGCCAACGGTAGCGGCATTAAGGAGCATGCCCAGTTCTTCCTCGGCTACCTCGGGTATGAATCCGTTGAAGCCAGTGAGCTTACCGACTTGCCGGGCGAAACGTGTGGATTTTCCTATCAATGGTTTTGTGAGGAGCTGTCTCCCTCCTTTGTAGCGGGAAAGTAGTTTACCCAGATTGAGCCCCATGTAATTTCCCATGTACTCGGTTCCGTTCTCTATAAGGTTGGCAGCGAATCCTTTCAAGAATGCGAGGCCGAGGCTTTCCCGGTCTTCTACTCCATGATGGGTATAGATTGTCTTTAACTCTCCGCTCGGGTCATTGATTGAACCTAACCGTATATCGTGATCGCCTACCATACGACTCATAACGTCCTCAGCCGTGTGGGCTGCACCTGACGTAAGTGCCATTACCGCACCTCCCACAAGACCGTCAATAGCGGCGTTCCCTAATTTACTTGCAGCTTTGATGGCTACTCTTCCGGCTGCGTTTTTACCTGCATTGGCAGCTACGCGAGATACCGCTTTGGAGGCCGACTTACCGATTATTTTCTTAACCGCTATCTTCGCAGCCGCTTTGGTCGCAGCAGATGCGGCGGCTCCTACACCTCCCGTCAAAGCGAATTGTGCCAAGAATGGAAGAGATTGCATAGTTCCCTGTCCGATATTTTGCCACGTGTCGAGTTGCAGGCTGCCTTGTATCTGGTCTAACAGGGAGAAAGCGGCCATAAGTTGCTGTTCTTCTTTGGTAAGTTTTTCGAAGCCTTCACCATTGTCGCCTATTTTATTGGCGATAGCAAGCAGCCGACCCATATCGATTGCATCTGTGGCTCCAAGCGTTAAAATACCGGAGTCAAATGAACGGGCAAACGCATCGGCAAAATTGGCGAGTCCGTTACCGTCCTTGCGCTTGTACATCTCTATGACATCACGAGCCTCGGATATGTATTTGCGTGTAAGATTCTGAACTGACCTCTTTTGGGACAGCTCCCCTATTTCTTTGGGAACATACCCTTCTCTTTCTAAATCTTCTATGGTATCTTCCGTGATATTTTTGTACCCTTTATAATTTTTAAATATATCTCCCTCGTTTTCAATTTGTTCAGCTTCATTCCTCCATTCAGAATTTTCGTTAATATCTTCTTCTATTTTATTCAACATGTTCTCAAATTGAAAAACTACGTCTTTCTCCAAACGTGTTCGAGCGTCGGCAAAACGGTCTTCAAGGGGTTTGTCGAATTGAGATTTATAGGCATCGGAAACAGGGGTACGTGTGGAGGTCGAACCCCTTCGTCCTATGGACACCTCCCCTATCTCGCTATCTCTCGCAGAGGAGGGTGATTGGCTTATCCAATTTTTATCGATTATTCCATCTGCTATTTGCTCGGCGGAAGTAGCGGCCTGTCGTACTTTTTGGAACAAGGGCGTATTTGCCGCCCCGTATTTTCCATGCCCCAAAGACTCTTCGTAATAGGCAATGCTGTTTTCCAATTCATCTTCGGATACAATTGTATTTTGGGGATTTTGATTTGAAACAAATGTATTAGGTGATTTCTTTTTTGTTTCTTCCGTCACATACGACCATTTTTCATATCGCTGTTGGAACTTATTCCGCTTTGATAAAGGAATTGCATACTTTTTACCCTCACCATCGTACATTTCTACTTTTGACTCAGGATAACGTCTCTCAAAATCTTGTATTTTATCATCAGGAATATTGTACCTATTCCCGTTTGCTCTGTATATTGGCATAATATTCTGTTAATCAATTATGTTTTGCGAAAAGTCATCATCTTGTGCATTGGACTGCTCTATACCTTCTATATATAATCCTATATTTTCTGCGGCTTCCAAAACTTTTTGTTCAATCTGAGGATATTTCCTCATAAGAGAACCTATTTCTTGAATCGCAGTTTTTGCACTATTCGGATTGTTCCTTAACATATCGTCAATTCTTAACAACTGTTCCGAAACTGTGGTATTTTTACCATATTCATTTTTCATTTTCTCATCACCTAATCCTGCGTCAATAACAGCTTGTCGAGCTGCTTGAAAAAGGCTTCCAGCAGAAAACGGTAATTCACTCTCGGAGATTTTAATTCGTTTTCCACCAGACAAAGGAATATCAGAACCTTTCTTATATAGATCGCTGCCTTTATTCTTCATAGATGCTATACCGTATTTCGTTTTGTTATTGTCGGCTGCTATCTGTATCTTCGTAGCATTATTCGCATCATTTATTGATTTTTTATTTGATCGCTCCTTTTCGCTCTCTCCGGCTTCAAATCCAAATTTCATCAATAGGTCATTTAATTCATTTGCCCGTTCCCACTCGGCCAAAGCTCCCTCATACTCTCTTTGTGCTTCTGCGGCTTGTGCGGCATCACGACCGACCTTGTCTTGGAATGCCGCTTTTAACAGGCCTTGATCGTACAACATCTGCATTTGGTCTCTGCGGTCGAGCAGATTTTGGAGGAAAGCATTATTGACAGCCGTGGACGGTTTTCGGGCGGCGGCATTTCCACCTGCGGCTACTCCTATTATCTCGGCTAATGTGGCTCCTACATCACCAAGTACGGCCAATTTCCTCCGATTCTCCACGATTCGAGGATCAATTTCTTCGGGTCGTTTGAGTATGCGGTTATAAATAGAAACAAAAGATTCGCCGGCTTCTGCGGCTTCTCTCATCTGGGCTGCCTGTTCCGGGGTAACATGGAACACTGGTTTCTCAGAAGTACCATCGGCACTTACACCGTACCCAGTAGTAGCGTCTATATAGGGAACGGGGAGTTTAGAACGATTGGCGGCTACTGTATTTTCCCATGATTGTTGCAGATTTTTACCGTCAACCAACGGCGTACCGTCTGTTCTCTTTCCACCGGAGGCAGTATTTTGCCAATCGGAATTTATAATTTTACTAACAGGAGAAACGACGGGTGGAGCAGGTTGTGTCAGATCAATCTTCTCCTCTGGCGTTTTTTCCTTCCATCTGTTTAATAAATCGTCTAATATTGCCATATCTTATCCATTAAATAGCGGGAGTGGTTGCATTTCCCGTTTTCTTATAATAGGGTGTAGTAAACAACGACCCGAGAAGATTTCCCGAATTGGAGGCTATTTGAGTCCAACTGGCTGCGTTTTGGGCATATTGTCCGGCTTTCTGTCCCAAGAGGTAGTTTTTCTGATTCAAATAGTTTGTCTTTGCATTGTCCTTGACTTGTTGTCCCATAGCGGCGATATTGCCGACGGTATCGGAAAGCGCACGGGCATTTACTTTTTTTACGGCGGCCTCAGCTTCGGGTGTGGCTCCCGTTACTACCGCCGAATTTCGTTGTGCACGAACAGCATCGGATAAATTTTTGCGGTATGTGCTCAATAGATTCTGTACGTCGGAGCGGTTCAAGATGTCTTGATAATAATCTTTCTTGAACATGTTTTCGTTTTCCTGTAATTGCTTGTCCAACTGTTTTTGCGCTTTCCTGTTTGCGGAAGCGGAGCCTAATCCTCCTGCGAGTATCCCGCCGAGAGATCCGATGAGACCTAATGTTTCCAGAATTGCCATAGAACTTTATTTTTTTATTGCAAAAATCGCTTTTCTCTGAAATCAAGGGCATACGTCTTTGCCATTTGTTTGGATATAACACTTAAAACGAAGCCTCCGAAATGGGCTTTTTGTGACGTATAACTGCTTTATTTACAACCTTTGGAGGGTCCATACTACCCGAGATGTATAGTCCTATCGCCCGGGACATGAGCAAGTCGTCATGTTTTCCTTCTATCGCACCATAAGCTCCATTTTTCTTTTTTTCATAAGTATCATGCTCATCAAGAACTTCTTCTTCCCGCTCGATATAGCCATTATCACGGATTATTTGTATCTGATTATTGATAACCATCGATTTGGTGGTTCTGTTGGTATGAAATCCCCAACGGGCAGGTGCTCCTTCTTTAATCTGCGAAGGAGGAGATTGCCGGGCATACAGGTTTTCATAGGAGGCTGCGACAAGGTCAAGTATATATTCTGCGTCTCCTTGGTCGGAAGCCTCCGTTTCTAATGTATTGCTTTCAAAAACCAGTAAAGCGGTATTATACCACAAGGCTATCTGGGTAGCCTTCCACGCCAATATATCGTGATCGATATGTCCTCTCCAAGAAGCGACAATCTCGGGTTTTCCTCCATACATAGTCCAATAGCGGTCTATCACACTTATCACAGACCAGTCGGCAGAATGGGATCGTCCTCCAATATCTACGGAAACAATATAACGATTGGATATATCGAGCTCGGTATCGGGTTTTTCCCATACTTTAAGCGAGCCGGTTGTATCTTCTTTGAAAGACAGTTCTCTTAATGAATCTTTCCCGGTTATAGAATGTGTATCGGACTGTAATTCACCCCTCCAACAAGGAGGCTTGGTATTTTCTCTCATACGGTGGATAGCGTAACGATCGAAAACTCGCTCTCCTGTGTTTGCAAATGCTTCTACATCGTCGGAAGGAAATTCGCTCATCATGTGTTGAGCATCTTGAAATGTTTTTCTTTTGTTTCTATACCATTCTATGGCTTCAAGAGTGGCTCCACTTTCCCACAAATACCATTCGTAATCGGTAAAAGAGGATATAAGCCGCTTGTAATCGCCGACAGGTGTCTGATACATTTCTATATCATACCAAGGAATAAATATAGGGGTCTTATCCGACTCTCCTTTTTTTGCATTCTCATATTCGGTATGAAAATAATCCCCAACTCCTTGTGCCGTAGATTCCATGACAATGACGGAATAAGGAACTAGGGGTATAGATGAGCTAATGGAAGCTATCAAATCTCCTGTTCGTTTTTCTTTGGTATCGGGATACAAAGCAACCTCGGAGAAATGAACCATAGCTATATCTGCTCCTCGAACAGAATCGGGTTTTTCTGCCGAACCTATTGTTACACGGGCATTTACTTGTTGGATATAAGATATATTCTGAGTTCTAGCAAACGGTCTCAATTTAAGCGGACTATTCAATATCCAAGAAGGATAATTGTCGAGCAGTTTGCTATACATTGCTCGAATATTGGAAGATGAGTCTTTTACATGCGCTGCTATGACGCTATTCCACTGATGTTTGTGTACAAGCTGAATCCACGCCATATAGATTTGTGTGAGCGTTGAACCTCCCCATTGTCGGGCTTTGAGTAGAATCACCCGGATTGGTTTCCCCTCACGACGTTGCTGTTCGAATAGTTTAAGAAGTTTTCTTTGCGGTCTGTTCAAAAGAAAGGGTATATCGACCGATGTTATCTTATCTTTTATCTTAACTGTGGCTATCGCCCAAAACTCAAAATCGTATTTAATCCGCAGCAAAAAAAATTGACGGTCTATTTCTCGAATAAGCTGGGGTGTGGCTTGTTGATGAAGCCCGTTTTCAAGAAGATTTTTATAGGATTTTTCTTGGGAAAGTATCTGTACCCAGCCATTTTCCTCATACATATCGGCGGGTATATGTAGAGTCCCGAACTCTTCGATTTTTATTTCTTTTCGGGGTATTACATCTGACCCCTCTCCCGTTACCGGATCATACGGTTCCGTAAAAGACATTCTCCTTTTTTTGTTCTCTGCTATTATTTCAGAGTAATTCATTCGATGCCTCCTTCCTTTTTTGATTGAAAAAAGCATCTTTTCTTCTCATGGCTATGATATGCCTCGCCGTACGAACAGAAATATAAAATTGTGGAGCCGGAGAACGAATCGCCCTTCTGACTGCTTCTGAAAACGATATGCGATCATCACCGGCTTGAATTTCACAGGCTTTTTTGTATAGGTCGATGTACATCTTTTGCTTTATGGGACAAGATGTTATTCGTTTCCCTTTTTTTATGTTCAGAAGATTGGTTATGGCTTTTTCATTACCGATATAAAACCGCTTGGAAGGGGATTGAATCGCCGCTTGATAAATGTAATCACACATTATCCCACCACACAAATTGAGGGTGTAGTAGAACGTGTCACAGAACTCTCGGTCTCTGCTTTCTTGATAATCTAATGTAGGCATACGCAATTTGATTTGCGTATGTTGGGTATCGGTTTGATGCAAATATAAGCTAAAAAATCGATTTTGCAATGACGTACTGCCCTAAAAATCGCACTGACCGATTTTGCAATGACGTACCGTCCTAAAACTATGAAAATGAGATTTTTGTGTTGAGTTTTTTTTTGAACCCATCACAAAAAATCGTATGGAAAAAGATAAAGAAGAAATTACAGCACAAGTTGAAACTCCATCTGGAACAGTAGATGAAACCGTAAAAGCCGAATCTCCTAAAAGCGGCCGATCGGTATGGGTAGAACGACTACGTACGACTTACCCGGATAAAGATGTAGACTATGAAAATGACGATGATGCTTTCTACTCGGGATTAGAGGATTTTTATAATACCCGAGAGGATAGAATCAGAAAACTTGACGAGGGTAATAAATCTCTCACAGAAGCTTTGGCTCGTGAACCGGAAGCGGGATTATTTCTAAGTGAATTAATTGCAGGGAGTGAAGTATTACCTGCCCTTGCAAAAAGTTATGGAGATATTCTCGGAGCTGTCTCGGGTGACGAAGAATCCATGAAAAAATTTAATGAAGGACTTTCGGCTCGCCGGGATTCTGAGAAATCATTTAACGAAATCAGAGCAAAACAAGAGGAAAACGCAGCCCGTAATGCAGAGACCATCGGCTCGTTTTTCGAAGAAAAATCGGCCGACGACGCAGAACGGACGGCCTTTGAGGATTTTGTATCGTCTCTGGCCGACAGCATTTTCACTTTCAATTTCGACCGCCCTACCCTCGATGCTCTTTGGAGGGCATACAAACATGATGAAGACGTGACCGAAGCGGCCACTGTGGCGGAAGTAAAGGGGAGAAATGCCAATATCGAACTCCAAAAAAGGAGCGTAAAGAACGACGGGACACCCAATCTGAACAGGGAATCGTCAGATAGGATAACGGCGAATGTGACTGTCCCGAGGAGTAAACGAAGGGGGATTTTTGAAAGAGGAGAAATTGTTTAACAAAATAGGTAAAAAAGATGAAAATTTTAGGTAAAGAAGTGAATTGGAAATATATCGCTGTCGCCGGCGGTATTGTGTTGTTGTTTTTATTGTTGTGCTCCTTCGGGTTGTTCACATCAGGTGAAACGGTCATCGGACTGGCCGCAACGGTTCCTCTGGCAGGAGGTGGTGTGAATGTTACAGACGAGCCGGTATCGGCAGACTTGACCAAAGAGGTGTCGCCGGATTTGTTGAAAGCGCATATAGACAAAGAGGTTTGCCGAATTATGCCTTCGTCTACACCGGTAGACACGGTAAGCCGTAGCGGTCGGGTGATTTCGGTAGGTTCCCGTGAATATGAGTTTTATTCGTTGGACACCAAACCGGCTTTGACAACCTTGAAAGCGAAATATACAGAAACGGCGTCGGCCGGTGCGAAGCTCGACACGGCGAACAACGATTATTTCGAAGTTTCGGACACGATAAAGGTTATCGGTGTAAAAGGTTATGACGAGGGAGGAACTACTGAAAAAGACGAGTTGGTTCTCTATGTAATGAGTAAAGATGCCGACGGTAAACTGAATGTCTTGGCGGTGAATGGTAAAAAGAGCGGTAGCACACTGGGTATAGTACCCACCATCGAAGCCGGAACTGAACTCCTGCGCATGGGACGAGCCGGAGCGGAGAAAGATGCACAAACTGCACAATTCGAGACCTTGCCTACCAAAGAACAGAATTATGCCCAAAAGTTCTGTACGCAAGTCGAAGTTACCGATGTATATCAGGAATGGACGGAAAAAGAAGTCGATTTCACGTTCACAGACATGGAACGCGATGCCATTTGGGAAATGAAGCGAGGTATGGAAATGAATTTCTTGTTCGGCAAAAAGAACAAATTACGTGATACGACCAAGAAAGAGGACGTGTGGTTTACTGAGGGTATTTGGTGGCAAGCAGGTAAAGACTGGACTTATGACGCATCAGCAGGAATGACCGCGAAAGATTTGATAGCTCTCTGTAAAACGGCTTTAACGGGAAATGCAAGCAGTAAGAAAAAACTGGTTTTCGCAGGAAGTGATTTTATCGAACAAGTGACGAACCTTGATATTCAGAAAGTCATGCAGGGGGATCAATACAAAGCCGAACTTGGGCTCACGTTCGATTCCATTCACTCGAAATTTGGAGATTTGTATGTGGTCTATACAGAATCATTCGATCTGGCAGGCATGAGCAAATGTGCCCTTGTGGTGGACGATAACTATTTGACCAAATTTGAATTCAAGTCGTTGTCGAAAGAACGCAGGGATTTCAAAACTGCGGGTATACGTGAGACGGAAGGTGAATTTATCCAAGAAATTTCTGGCATTGTATTGAAGAATCCGGGAGCTCACGTTCGTATCACTCCGAAAGCTGAATAAAAAACAAACAAGGGGAGTATCTTTCATCGATACTCCCCATAAATCATAGAAGTTATGTTGAAAGTATATAAAACCCAGACTTACCTGAGCATGCCGATAACCGTGAAAGGTAAATCGGTACGCATTGAGTTCAGAGGGAATAAATTCACAGGCGGATTTTTCTCGACCAAAGACAAAAATGTGCAGAAAGCGATAGAGTCTTCTAAGGAGTTCAACAACATTATATTTTTAGATGCTGTCGAGGAAGAACCTGTAAAAGAGAAGGAAGACAGAAGGGTAAAAATAGAGTCTGTAAAATCGTTTCAAGAAGCTGTCGAATATCTGAAAGGTGAGGGAATTATCGCTAAAACGCCGGAAGAAATCAACTCGGCAGCCGAAGAATTGAACATTTCATTCCCTAATCTAAAATAACCCCATGCAAATATCCCGATTATCTTATCTGGTCAAGGTCGTTATCGATGAAGTCACTCCGTCGACCGTCGAAATTTCATACAACGACATGCCAATAGATGACAGAGTAAACAGCCTTGCGGAGTCCTGCGCAAAAGAGACCTTACTGGCTTCTCCACTGAGATATTTGCCTCACAAAGATATACCGGGAAATGTAGAAATATATGGAGACGGGAGTGGATATGTGCTACTCCCCTCCGATTTCCTACGTCTTTTTTCTTTTAAAATGGGACTTTGGAAACGTAGGGTAAATAATAGCATAACGGAGGAAAGTGAAAGTTATCTGCTACAAAAGAATCCTGTCACACGAGGAGGTATAAATTTCCCCGTATGTGCAGTGGTTAATAGTGAAAAAGGGCTCATTTTAGAATGGTATTCTGTCCCTTCTTATGTAAGAATGCCCAAATGTACGGAAAAAAGATATGTTCCCATACCTGAAATAACGAACTCTGAAATAAATATTCCACAAGGGCTGGAAATGCTCATGGTATATATAACAGCCAAAGAAGTACTGATGAGTTTACAACAATATGACATGGCAAAAGCTACCGAAGAATTGATACTAACGGAAATGAAACAATTATCTATATAAATCGACATGTGTAGAATATTCAAATGCAATCGAGCCGGGAAATATATCGGTTTTTATAACAGGCTGGAAGATGCCATGCGGGATAATCCGATGGCGCAAAGGGACTGGTTTTTCACCAACGGGGAAACATTGAGCGTTTGGATGTTCGACGGGAACCGCTGGCTAGATACCAACAGGGCTGTCGGAGCTGTGAACATGATCGACAACCCGGAAACATTTGTTCCTGATGTTCTAGCGGGTGAAAGTAAGACTTATTTTTATATCGCCCCCCAAGCAGGAGAATATACCTTCACTAATTTTGGAGGGATTTCTGTATCAGTAGAAAAACCTAGTCTTATATCTATGGATTGGAATGGGATCGAATGGGGCGATACAATCTGTGAGTTTCCTGTTCATGGAGAGGAATTATTGCCGGAGGTCGAACTAAGATTCGTGAGTTTACCTAACGACGATGTGAGCGAAGTATACGGTAGCCGTGAATCTAATATTATAAAAAATTGCTATGTGGAGTTTCGAATGTCGCAAGGCTGGGATTTTATCAATCGAGAGAAAGAAAATATTTATTTGTGCCTGAACCGATGGAAGAGTAAAAATATGGCATGTAAATCTACCAGCCTCAGAAAATGGGTTACGGTTTATGATTTCTTTAAAACAGGAGATGACTTGTCTCATTGTTATCCCAATAAAGGAGAATTTCTGAACGGTTATTATAGATACGAAATTAAAGGGCTTCCTTTTTGGACACAATCTAGAATAAAACCAGTCGCACTCTCGGATTTAATTGTAGGAGAATATCATGGGGAATGGATCAGGATACCTTACTCGATGGAAAGCATTATGCGTAGATTTATATACATGCGTAATCAAAAAAGTGAATACGATTGGGAGGTCGTGCCTCCTCAAAAATTTTTCGATTCGAGCGGAACGAGTGCTGAAATGGTTTGTTCCGGAGGAAAGATGAAGATGTCACATGATGAAGGACATGCTAACTTTGTCAGTCTCACTTTGGGATTGTGTTTAGCTATAAAAGACTTATCGGTGACTAATTATGAAAAATGGATAAAAGGCTGTATGACGGCCTTCTGCGGAAGAATGGGTTATACTAAAAAACTAGGATTGGTCTATAATGCTACTTTATATGGGAAAAACAGGTTTGTTAAATAACGGGAGGTGCATTATCTATTTTTTTCTGCTCCGGCAGGAATTGTAGGAGGAGTTTCTGCTCCGGCAGGAATTACCGTTTCATGCACTTCCCTTTTTATATGTATAAATTATGGAAAATATCAAACTACCCTTAGATTCGAATCTAAACCCTATCGGGGTTTTGCAGCCCGGAAAGCAATATTACATTGAAGGAAGCGGGGATTCGGTAGAATTGCCCGAAGCCGGTGTGTATATGTTGAGCGTTGAAAGCGGAAAAGTCATACAAATCGATTACCCGGACGGCACAGACAGCCGGTTAGTTTTGGCTACCGGAACGATTATCAGTTTCTATTTCCCTGCTGGAACGACTATTAGTGTCGGAGATGAAGATTTGCAGCTTAACATCAATAAAATGCGGTAAGCCATGAGTTTAGGAAGATTGGGATTAGTCCAAGCCGGGCAACCTTCGAAGAAGTGCCCCACGCTTGCGGAGATGACAGCCGACGCTACGGCCACGGCTGCCGATATTATGGCTGGAAAGACGGCGTATGCACGGGGAGAGAAGTTGACGGGCACACTCGTACCCGTTACCAAAATCGACGTGGCGGCGGAGGGGATTAGTTTCGGATATTCGACTTTCGAAGAAGTTCCCGAAGTATTCGATTTCTCGAATTTGACAGACGCAAGTTTCCTATTCTATTATTCGGATATAGAATCTCTTCCTAATCTCCCGTGGGAAAATATCGTATCTTTAACATTTACTTTTTATCAATGTTCCCTTCTGAATATCGGTTCCTTATCCCTAGAAATCCCCCTCTGTGAAAATCTCACTCAAACATTTACGGGAGTCGCAGGAATGGGATCCATCAAAAATTTTTTGGCCCCAAAAGCAAAAAAATTATCTAACACCTTTGGCGGGTGTGGATTAACTTCGGTAGGAGAAATAGATATTCCAATTGCCACAAATGTTGACTATATGTTTTTTAGGAACTATTTTTCAAACTTTCCTAAAATAAATGCACCTCTTGTGGAAGATTGTAGTAGCATATTCAATTTATGTAGCACTATGCAATCTCTCGAATACTGGGATTTTTCGAACGTAACAGTAGCGGTAAACATGTTCAAGGGGTGCTCGGCTTTGTCGTCGATCGGTGATGTAATCTTCTTACATACCTCTCTATCGCTGGCAGATTCCCCGAATATCGATGAAGAGACTTTGAATCGATTCGGAGGATTTGCCAATGCTGCCGGAGAAAGTGGTGTAGCTCCTTTAAAAACTTTGGGACTACCGGCCGCTACGTTGACATTTAACACGGCTGTACAAACTTATTTGGAAACAGAAGGTATCATAGCGAAACTGACAGATGAGAATTGGACGGTTAATTTCGCCGATTCGATGTAATGGATAAAAGAACACAATCAAACAAAACCTCATAAAAAAAACAAATACCCATGAATATAGAAGAAAAGACCTATCAAAAGATTACTCCCGCAACGGAAGGTAATTACCTGACTACCTACCGAGAAGGCGATGATATAAAGACTTACGAGGTAGTAAAAGCGATGTACACGCCGGCAGACTTCGACGCTTCGTCCGTAAGGGAGATTACACCAGAGCAACATCTAAGCTACCAAAAAGCCAAAGAACAGGCTTTGCAGGAGGAAATACAAGCGTAGCATATTTAAGATTATAGGAGATTGATCGATGAGTGAAAAAGATCCCATAGTGAAGTACTCGTGGGAGGATATTAAGTTTACCATTGGCTTTGAGGACAAGAACGGGAGCCCAATCGATGCCGAGACGAAGAAGTTTAAGTTCATCTACAAGGACGAGTCCGGTTGTTGTTGCGAAGTGAGCTACGACGGAAAGACACGTAAAAACTGTGTGTTCCGTGACGGCGTGCTGTCCCGGCATATTCAATTCCGGGACTTTCCGCTATGGCTTGCTATCGGTCGAGAGGCACTACTGGATAGAGGATGCCGATTTCGATGACGGCAAATGGGACTATGGCGATGTTTACAAAACCAATATAATCATCAAGTGATATGGCTGATAGTGATTGCATAATTGTTCATGAGCAGGTGGTAGTGCCCGATGCCGCCGTGGTGGAAGAAATGGTTGCCCTGCCCGGTGAAAAAGGAGATAAAGGAGACCCTTTTACCTACGACGATTTTACGCCGGAGCAAATCGCCGATCTTCAACGCCCTGCGACAGAGGCGGCGGCAGTCGCCAATCAAGCGGCTGAAAATGCCAATAAAGCGACCTCGGATATAAAGGCTCTCGGTGTCAAGTTGACGGCAGAAGAAGCAAAACGGGAATCTGCTGAAAGCGGCCGTGCCTCGGCGGAGAGTGAGAGAGCCGAAGCGGAAGTTCTAAGAGAGACGAGTTTTTCCCAAATGCAAACTACTCTCGAAGGACTTATTTCCGATACAAACACAGCCACATCGAACGCCAACACAGCGGCAGGAAATGCGGAGAATGCCGCAACGGAAGCGAACAATTCGGCAACTCTCGCTAATGAGGCGGCCGATAAAGCGAACCAAGCGGCGGAAAGTATAGAGAATAGGTTTTCCGGTGAAAGGACGGGAAGGATTTATTTGAAATATAACAGAACCCAGCAACCATATATTATGCCGGTAAGTATATGGGCGGAAGAAGATTACATATACTTAGTTATTTGGGGAGAGGCAATTTTATGCCTCTCGTGGAATGGCGAATTGATATGGGAATATATATTGTGGTGTACGACTGGCAAAACTATAACTGTCAAAGGCGATTATCTTTACCAATTTGGGAATAATAACGGTACAATTTATAAGATAAACAGATATACCGGTAAAACGGAGCTATCGAACAAAAACGACTCTGTTTCATACTACGAACAAAAAAATAAAATATATAATGTAAATGGTACTATCTATTGTTTCTCTGCTATCTCAAAGTCGTTATACACATTGAACGAAAACACTCTCGAATTAGTAGATACCGGGCTATATTCGGGAGAGATTTCCGGGTGCGATATAAATGCAGATTTTATCACGATTTGCGCCCAAAACAAATTGATGAAATTTAGCCCGGATTTGGAGGAATTAAGTTCTTTCGATTACTCCGAAAAAGTGACATTATTAAAGGACAAAGATGTATTTATATACTCGCATGAATGCTATCCGAGTTACACATTTATACAGCCACATGATAGCAATTACACTTGGCTGGCAAGTTATAGCGGAACTAATTTTTCAGATAATTACTATTTGAACACCAAATTTGGAAGGGGTACTTCTGTCATTTGCTTGACAAAGGTAAATAGAGAAGCTAAGAATATCCCGCAGTTATTGACCGACAATCTGAAAACGAATGCAAGAGTTAACTTGCTTTATAAAGATGACATTGCCATATCGAACAACGGTGTTTGTTTATCAGGGTTCTTTTTGAATAGGAATTTCATGTGTTATTTGAGTACTGATTATATTAAGATTGAGATATTATGATACAAATTAAGCTCAATGACGATAAAGTTGAATCCATATATTATGGCGAAACCCTGATAGAAGGATTCATACGAATAGAATCTATCCCATCTCCCGAAGAGATACCCGGAAAAATACCCGTGATGTATTACCGGAACGGGGCGATAGTCTATGAGTACGAGGAAGCACCGGAAACGACGGAGGACGGCACGGAAACACCTCCCGTACCAATGGACTACGGAGAAACGGTAAACGAGTTAATACGTCGGAAATATACCTTGTCGGAGGAGTTGGCGATACTTCGGCAAAGAGGTACGAAAGCAGAGGAGTTCGAGGCTTATAACGCCTATGCGGAATCCTGCAAAGAGGAAGCCAGATTATTAATCGAAAAACAGAAACATTGATATGGGAGGGATAAACGAGGCTACGGAGGTAGCCAGAGGGATAAGCGAACAGGGGTTCTTGGTGATGACCGCAGCATTCTTCTTGGTGTTGTCGGCCATGATGATGGTGGCCTGCTTCAAGTGGTTCAAATCGATTATCACCAAGAGTATGGAGGATTATGGAGAATCCCTGAAAGAGCTTATTGAAAAGACGAACGACCAGAATAACATGCTGTCCGACATATCGGAAGGTCTTAGACCGGAAACGCAGCTTCGGATAAAGAACATGACGAGTGAATTTTTCAACCTTTCCGCCAGACGGGTTTTGGAAATTATCGAACAAGTTAGGAAGGAAAACCATATATCCGACAGGAATAGGACGCATGAAAAAATTATCGGAAATCTCACGAACCAGTACGAGGACAGGAACAGCCGTTTCGACTACTTTACCTATCGGGGTAAACGTCTTTCATGTTATACCAATCCTGAATGGATAGACTGGGTGGCAGAGGTTGTCGAGAACGAGATATATGCCCATACGGTGAACGATGACAGGGCTAAAACCAATGTATTTTCTGTCTATGACCGTATCAAGCTCGATTTTTATCACCGATTAAATAACGAATAATATGAAGAAAATTTTGGAGAGAATCAAAGGGTTGTTATTGTCTATTCCCCACGACAAGCTGCTGCATTTTATCGCAGGAGGTGTCATCGCCTCTTTCTTCGCCATCGTGATAGGTGCGACGGCGGAATATTGTGTGCTGTTCTCTGCCATAGCGGGCTGTATCAAGGAGGCTGCCGACGAGTGGAAGAAGCCGGGGGCTTGGTCGTATGCCGACTTGCTGGCGACCATACTGGGCGGGCTGGTGATTCAAATCGAAGTTTGGATTGCCTGACGAAAAAAATGAATTTTTATAACCCGGCGACGGGAAAGCGTTCTTTGACTTCTTGGAATCACCGTTTGATTTATCGTAAAAAAGTATAAGAATTGGTTGCATGTTACGATATTTTTTGTTACTTTGCAACAAGATGATAAGCGATACCTATAAATACGATAGCGTTACGGTTGCAAACTATATCATTGCGTTTGCTAACCAGAATAAGTTTTTCATTAACATGACTAAGCTTCAAAAGTTGTTGTATATAGCTTATGGAGTATATCTTTACGTAAAGAACGAACGCTTGACAAACGAGCACCCTCAGGCTTGGCCGTATGGTCCGGTTTTCCCGACCACTCGAAATAAATTGATAAAAAAGGATTTTTCAGAAATTTCCCTTTCTGATGAAAACCTTGAAAAAATAGCCCGTGATTCCGAAATGGAATCTCTGATGAAACTGGTCTTTGGCAGCTATGGTTCTAAAACTGCCGCCTATCTGACGGAATGGTCTCACAAGCCCGGTTCTCCGTGGGATAGGACCGTTAAGCAGCCTTCATTCAGCTGGGGGGATAGAATCCCGGATAGTTATATCCAAGAGTATTTTAAGACACTAATTTCTCCCAAAGCATGACTAAACAGAAAGATTCTTTTAGCGGCTTGGATTTACGTAGTGAGAATGGTGTCCATATTTCTCCCGACTCAAATTTGGGCGATATAGACGACAAGAATTTATCCGAACAAATACGGGAGCGATATTCACAAGATACACAATTTCGTAAACATTTGGCCAGATGGGTCATGTGGATTATCCCCATATGGTTATTCATAGTAATTGCCATTCTTGTATTTTGCGGGATCGGATTATTTTCATTGGGACCGGAAATATTGATATCTCTACTGGCTACGACAACTATCAATGTATTAGGTTTAGCCAATATCGTATTAAAGGGTATTTTCCCGAACCGAAAAAAATAAACATTGTTCACATGGATACAAAAGGTTCATTCCCCTATGTCCAGAACTCGTCCGATACGGATTCTAAACCTCCGATACCGGCTGATTATTCTCCAAAATTCGATGAAAGTTATTTAAATTCTTTAATCGAAAAGGCTTATCCTCGTCTAAAAGATGTCGACCCAGTACAATGGCTCGATGAATTGAGGAGAGAGGATTGATAATGCCTTCGGCCTACGTTTGTCCCATTTTCAATAACGGATAAGCCTAACCCTAAGGCTACTCTCTCATACATTCGTTACAAGCGGTGATTCTAAAAAAGTCACCGCTTTTTTTGTCGCCAAAAATGAAGAAAGACATGAATAAGAATGTACAGGATTTTGTCATCGAGACGATTCAATCGATTGCCTCGAAAATACCGGGAATAAGTATCAGGTATGCCTACGACATACAGACCAACTTCCATATCGTGGAGGTCTCTCCTGAAAGCATAAGAAGAGGCAGTGAAGAATACATGGAAATGGAGTATCTGTTATGGAAAGAATTTCAAGAAAAATTTCCGGAAGAGGATTTGCTCGTATCTGAGCCGGACAGAATTAACAACATGGAAAACTTAATCTTCGAGATATGAAATACTTCACGATGAAAGAACTCACAAAGAGTTCAACGGCCGATAAACTGGGTATAGACAATACCCCGACGACCGAAGTGTCGGCCCAGTTGTCGAACCTTGTCACCCATGTTTTAGACCCACTGCGGGAGATGTACGGGAAGGCGATAACCGTCAATTCGGGCTATCGTTGTTCCAAACTCAATGCCGCTGTGGGTGGTGCGAAAACGAGCCAGCACATGAGGGGCGAGGCGGCGGATATAACGGCAGGGAGCAAGACGGAGAACAAGAAGCTGTTCGAGTTGATTCGGGATAACCTTCCCTTCGACCAGTTGATTGACGAGAGCAATTACAGTTGGGTGCACGTGTCTTATGTGTCGACATCGAAGAACCGGAAACAAATACTGAGCCTATGAGACATATCGTATTCCTATTGTTGTTTTTGGCTATCTTGGCTGCGACGAGCTGTACCAGACATGTGTATGTTCCTGTGGAGACGACAAAGAGCGACACGGTGTATCTGAACCGGGTGCAGCTCGATTCCATATACATGCGGGACAGTGTTTTCATCGAGAAATCGGGAGACACGATACGGGAGTTCCAATACAAGTACATATACAGGTTCAAGGACAGAATCGATACGCTGTATATATCCAAGACGGACAGCATACAAGTACCCTACCCCGTCGAGGTAGTAAAGTACAAGACTCCCCGATGGTGCTGGTGGGCTCTCGGTGGCATTGTCTTGCTGCTTGTCCCTTACATCATGAAATGGATAACAAAATTGAAAGGACTGGGTTTCTTGATATAATTTGATTTACGACTCCTTCCGAGGCTTCGGAGTATAAAGGAAAGCCTCAATCTCTTGCTGCTCTTCCAAAACTAACAAGAGACAACATCACTGGGAATGTTACGAGGCTTTCACAGCCTTTAAACAGGAACGTGATGTTTTTTATTGTGTCAACAATCTATAATTTAACAAATATTTAAAAAGGCAAGAGATATGAAAACCAATGAAATCTTTGAACACGTCTTGCAAATCGTTTGCGAGGAATGTGAGCTGTGTTACGGCGAATTGATTAACGGTGCGAACAAAAATGCGGTCGACGCACGTTGCCTGCTCATCTGTGCGTTGGTATCGCTCGGATTTACGGAAGAAAATATAGCGTCTTACTTGTCTATGACACGACAAGGAGTGAATAAGTTGAAAAACACGTTATCACACAGGATTTCACAAAGTTACATTCTATTAAAGAACAATCAACTAATTAGCAAACGCATAGCAACTGAAATTCATAGATAGCAACTGTTATGACCGTATGTTTGACACACCGGAAGATGTTCTTTCGGTATAACTAAAAAAATAAAAACATATGGAAGGAATTAACAGAGAAATCGTAGAAAAGAAAGTCTACGAAGAAGGAAAGAAAGAGTATGCCTCTAAGGGTGTAGGTAATGCCGGTTTAGCATTGGGAATCGTTGGTACAGCTCTTGGCGCAGGTGCGCTTTGGGGAAGACGTAACGGGATTTTCGGTGGCGGTTCCATGCCTGAGAACGTAAACATCAACACGACGACTGGTGGCTGGGGAGGTTCAAGTGCTGTCGCTCCCACCGCATTTCAAGCATGGGAAAAAGAATGCGAGGATGCAATTGCTCTCACCAATACCATTTGGGGATTAAAAGTCAACACGCAAGACCAAATGTATGCACATCGTGAAACCGATGTGGCTGAAAAATTCCAGTTGTATAAGTCGCAAATCGATGCAGATTTCGGGCTTTACAAGACAAGCCGAGATTTATACGATGTATTGAACGAGCGATACGCCAACAAATTCAATGAACTGGACAAGAAGGTAGCTGTTTTGGAAGCCACCCGCCCGTATCAAGACAGATTGATTCAGTGCGAAATCGATCGTGCCTTCACAGCCTCCATCAATTACACGGATCGCAAGACTTGCCGAGCTATCTATGGCGTTGTAGGTCTTCCTTCTACTCCTACCGTAACTGTTTTGGAGGGTGCAAACCCTTTCGGTTGCAACTGCCAAAGAGCAGCGTCGGAAACTCCGACGGCATAAAGGCCGAAAAGAAACGCAAGAAAAAGCGTTAGTGGTAGAGCCCCTTCGGGGGCGATACCACTTTCATTACCGATTACTAACCACTAACACGAATAATTATGAATTTTACAGACCCTTTATTAAACGACAGGAACTTTTCTATCCCCGAATTGGAGAGAGAACAGGAAGCCATGCAACAAAAAATTGCTGAAATGAAAAGAAACTATCGGCAATCTGCGCAAACGACTTCTTCTCCCGTGTGGGACGAAATAGACAGGATTATGGACTCCTTGACCGAAAAGGAGTTTAGGTTTATGCAAGAGAATGAAGAATTTCAGCAAAGCAGCATGGAAATTCAGAGTATTCTCAACCGGGAGTATATGCGGATTATGAGACCGATAGTCGAAGGGACAAAGGACGGGAAAGATGCGTTGGACAAACACCTTACCCTCACCAAACGATTGAAGAAAACTGTTAAGGACGAAGCGGATAAAAAGGACGCCTTGATGAACGAATATATTACTCAGTACAGCGACATGAGCTGGAATGAATTTATGGATATGAAACAAAGAAAAACATCGTCTAAATCTAAGAAATAATGGAACTGAAAGAAAAACTGGAAGCTGTAAAAACAAAGTTTAATAAGGCTGCTCATACATGGATAGATGATAGGATCGATGATTTTACACGAAATAATCCCCAATTAAAAACTGTATCCACATACCTCAAACGTGGAGCAAAAAATTATTTGTTGAAAGAAGACAAAAAGATTAACGAACTTATCGATGGATTATCTTTATTTATTTGCGACGAAAATGGGAACATAGATGTTAATATGCTATTCGATGATTTCATTGAAATGTTCAATTCTATGGAAGAAAGAGAATTTAATCTGGGTATTCTTAAAGGTAATCTTGGCTCCGGGGCTATGAAAATAGAAATACCAAATAATCTCCTGACTAATTTGGTATTTGGAAATATGGGGTATATTCGTATTACATCGGGTGACTTAGTTGAGCTTAAAAAATTATTTATAACGGAATGAAAACATTATAAAAAGGAGGTATAAAATGAAGTACAACGAAATGATTCAAAAAGCAAGGACAAATGGAATATCCAGCGATAAAATTATGAATGAAGGAATAGAGTCCATTGATAATTTACTTTGTATTATAGAAAAGGAGCATCCTAATATATATTGGAAATTTATGAGAGAGCAACATGGTATCTTATATAAGAATCACTATACAGAGGATTTTGCTAAGTACGATGTAAGTTGCATTTCATACACAGATAAAGAGGAACGAAAACGGGAAGGAGCACATTGGACTATCGATCAAATAGAAGAACTCACCAAAAATATGGCATTCCCGGTAGGAACCACAAAATGGGACAAATACGTAGCATTCAATTCGATGTATGCAGACCTTTGCAAAGTATTAGATGACCAAGCTATTATCAAATCTGCACATGCTTTTTATTTTATGGACGAAGATGCCCCTGCTGGAAAAATTTGGTTATACATAAAATCTATGAAATAATCTATATTAAATCTAAGGGTGTATCAAACGTAAATAATACACCCTTATTATATTAAAATATTACCACGGGTGTATTCTTCTGCGTATTTTCCCTGATTTTCTCCGGCTTAATGAAGATACTACATTATCTGCATTATCATCGGAAAGAGTTTTATATACCATTGCTTCTTGTGGAATTTTAATCAAGAGCCAGCGATATATTATGTAATTTATCAGGAACTGCAATATATAATTATCGGCTACACAGATAGAGGTATCTGGTATATCTTCATTCATCTGGCATGGATAACAAAGACGGTACAACCTTAAATCGTCGTCTGAAAGTCTATTATCTGGGTCTAAATCACATATATCAATTTGACTCATTTCCCTTTCGTCATCTTCTGGTTCTATGATATAGGCAACCAGTTTATTTTGCATATAGGCATGTGCATCTTTTAAAAATCGCTGAAATAATAAATCATCGTCTTCGGTAAGGGTTAATGACACTAGTTGAGTACTTCCATCTTCATTTCGCCGAGAGGCTCCAAGCATAGTTGTAATATTCTTTACTTCGGATAATATTTTTTCTGCCGTATAGTGAAATACATATCTTTTCATCTTAACTTGGTATTAAATGTATTTTTTTCCTGTATATCTAATCTTGTAATGGTTGAATCGGAAAGCATATCGCCTTCTATAAATAGATAGAAGTTTCTCCAAGATGACGGTATTCTAGGGAGTAGAATATCAGATAACAGCGTATCGCTGTTTATGTTCATCGATATGATCTTATAAAATGTTTTGTTATCGTTGGAAACATATATGGAAATAGAAAAATGTCCTCCGGCCAACATACGCAAAATGGAGCGTTCTATTTTTTTGAATCCCGGTGTTCCTAGTGTTATGGGAGCTGTACAAATGGTAACATTTTGTAACTGGTTGGACTCTTGGGATAAATCATATACTTCATCTTCATCGGATACGGCATAACAAACCGGATACGACGGTATAAAATAGTAGGCTTTCATTTTTCTTTGTCTCCATATTTTTCGTTGAAGATCGTAAATAAAGGCAGTATTTGCTTCTGTATTTTTTATGATAAGCTCACCAAAAGGATAATTGTATGCCAACAAAGGCTCGGTCAATACATTTTCTATCCCTTCCATATATACGTGTGCTGGGTTGGGAATATAATCAGCTTCGAGAGAGTCGGAAATTGATTTAGCAGAATAGCCGGAAAGAACAAATAATTTTCTATCGGAGGTAAAAGCCACAGCATTATCAAGAGATATAATGGAACGAGCATTGCTGCAAATATCCCTTGATACTGGAAACACATTGGAATAAATGACTTCTCCTGTACCGACTTGCATCATGTATATGCCCTCGTCGGTGAATACATATAGAGGAAATTGCCCGTATTGCCCTTGTGATAGAGCGGGTGTTGCGGCGGCCATGCCGATAATTTTACCATTTCCTATGGTGTAGGTTTGCTCGACGGGAAATATAAATGGATTGTCCGTGGCAGAAACTTTAAGTTTGTTGGGGGTTGTCTCAATGTTATTCGAAGATTGGGGAGCCTCTGGTATTTCTGTTATTACTGTACCTGAAATTGTTATCGGATTTATCTCTCCCGTGGGTAGATAATATGCCAAATTGAGGAAGTCATGCGGAGTGAGATCGAAAGAGGCTGAGAAACGATAGTTTGTTAACGCACCCGATTCTTCTCTTCCCCGATATATAATGGTTATCTCCATATTATAAGCCCGTGAATCGGGGTATGAGATATATGGGGAAAGGAGTAAAAGATTATCCCCGTTCGGTATGTCTTGGTCACGCACCACGATAGAAGTTCCTGATTCGGTTTTTATATAGGTTTTTGAAATGTATTTTATGACGTCTACGGTTGAACCGGCATAGGATATGAACATTTCGACAGGATAGCCATCATATAATTTTTGGGACGTACCTGAGATGTGCAACTTACTATTATAATTAAATATTTTTTCGGCAATGAGCCTATTATGAGAATAGGTATCATCTGTTAATGTGGGCTGATACACGAGGTTCTTTAATATGTCGGATAAATCGGGTATATCTGAAAGAGTATTATTATTGAATTTATCACTATCAAAATCGTATTGTGCAATGCGGTAGAAATTGGCAGTCTCTAATATTCGCTCTCGTAGTTTTTCGTCATTTGTGTAAAATGGGTCACCACCAAACGAATAAGGATTTCCATTACCTAAAACAGGGAAATTATTCTTATAAGTATCGGTATCATCATAATATGGAATCTCAGCCATAAATACGTCTATCCCCTTATATATATCGGATTCTTTTAACGATTTAGAGATAGTAATATCCACTTTTATCCTATAATATCCCACCATAGCCCTAACCGACCTGTTTTTATAATCGTTGTTCATCGTCCCGGAAATAAATATCGGCGATCGTCTCATAAGCAGAACGGGAGCTGAATGTAACGTATATGTGCCGTCGTGCATTCTGATAGCCCAACGGATAAGAGCCACATTGTGAATCTCACCTTTTGATCGCAAATCATCTATTTTTTCATAAATAGCACCATCTGGGGTCTCTCCTTTGGAAAGTATATACTTTGCGCCAACTTCAACGACCTCATATGGAAAGCTTATATTTACATATCCATAATTTCCAGTGTCTGTCTGGTTGATTTTTACGGTTATATCATCTTCATTTATAGAAATATTTTTGTAAACGTATGTGCCAGATGATCCATACAGATAACACAAGAAATAAAAAATACCACCGTCTGTTGATACAACAAGGGTGTTTCCCACGGAGGTTATATCATTTAAACCATCAATTTGATAAATAGGAACTCCGATTTTTGCTTCTGAACTTGCCCCGTCGTTGTAATACATAGGTCTCACGACTTTATCATTGCCATAACGATATGCTTCGTAGTAGATAGTGCTTCCATCGAAAGTAATCCAATTTTCATAACCATTGCCTTTGTGAATATAAATGAGTTCTCTATGATTGGAAATAGTATATATTTTCTTATTCACACCAGTCGGAGATATAGATCCAGTGGAAGTGTGACGGAGATTTACCATAGCGGTTAACTGCCCGTCTTGTGGATTTGAAGTGTCTAATACTATACCCGAAAAAGGAATGGTTTTCATACAAAATATTTTTTGTAAAACTAATGATGTTTATTGATATGTCGGCGTACGTGGTTGCCATTTGTTTACCTTATTGTTTTTTTGATGAAATCTCTTTTTTTAGTTTGTCTATCATTCTCTGAAATTTTGCAGCCACCCGTGGACAGTGTATTTTTAAGTTCCTATCTCGCTCGGCTTCGTAATAGGCTATTTTATATTTAATTTCTTCTTTTTTCATGAATATCTGTTCATTACATTTTAATTCTTTCCCAAAATATTTTTGGATTGGAATTATATTCTTTTATCTTATCGGTCAATAATTCCAGCTTTTTAATAGATGCTCTATTATCATGCTCTATTATCTCTAATCTGCTAATTTCTCTTTTAAGATTTTCGTTTTCTTGTAACAAACACTTGTATTTATTCAATTGGTCTTTTAACTTGTCAATCTCACTTTTCAATGCCTCATTTGTAAATATCCTATAAACATGGTTTTCTGGATATATCAAATCATTCACATAAATAGCACCCACTTTATTTATGGCAGTAAGTAGGAATGAGATAGAATAAGCATCAATAGTGTAAATTTTAGAAGATTCAAGTTCGGCATAAAATGTACCATCGCTTTTTATAATCCCATTGTCAGTTTTGACAATTAACTTGTCATCTTCAATATAAACTTTTCCCATGTTAGTGATTCTAATTATTAGTGAAAATATCATCTATACACTCGTTCACCCTGTCGCATGTATCTCCAAAGGAAATGGCAAAAGATTCGTCGCCTACACGGTCTATAATGGATCGCAGGTCACGGGCGATGTGGTTGAACGCCCGCAGTTCTTCCAGCATAGGAAGGGTAACAGTACCGTCATATTTTTTCAGTAGTGAAAGTAAATCGACGGCGGAGGATTCTGCAATGTCCGCCAACACTGGGATTTTTCTCAGGAGGCGATTACATTTATCTTTGTCCTCTTTGCTCATGGTGTCGGTGATTGTTTTTGCCGTGACTTGCTCACGGGTTTGTAGTAGCCGGTCGTATTGCCTTCGTAAGTTGTCAAACAGAGCGAAGTCGCCCCTTCTCAGAGCCTTCTCCATCTTGCGGCTGTATTCCTCTTTCAATGTTTCAATGTTCATGATTATTCCAAAGTTTAACTAATTGTTTTTCTGTATATGGTTCTTTTATACCCATATTTGCATTCACATACCATATTCCTATGGAATCAATAAGTATGAATCTATTTACATCTACCCGGTATATCTCATTATCGGGGTATGCTTCCTTTACAGCAGTTGTACAGTCTCCATTTGTATAGCAGCTTGTTAGTATAAGCGATACTAATAAAATCAATAAAAATTTCTTCATATTTACTCCTCCCACTCGATTTTAATAGTTGTGATGTAATCTTTTTCTGTTTCTCCATCTTCAAGAGCTTCTTTTTCTGTTGGATAAACACAACAAACTGTATCCTCGAAATCTTTATAGATATTCAACCACCCCTCTTTCTTCCGGGTGAACATCATGAGGTCGTATTTATTGTGATTGATTATATTCTCATTACAAATTCCGTCTAAGGTATAATCAATAACCTCCTCACATTCTGCATTTTTCGAATCAACTACAAGAGCAATAATGGGGCAATCTTCACCATGTCTATCAAAGGAAATAATCCTCGCCTTTCTCCCGTCTCTTGTGCAAACTGGCTTGCCAGCTTTGGCTGCTTCGAGGTCAAAGGGTTTAAAATTCAATTTCTTTTCTTCCATATCTTCTTTGTTTTGTTTGATTTCAATTCTTAATATACAGTTTGCATAATAACACATTCGTGTTTTATAGTCACGAATAGAATTAGGCTGTTTCTCGCCAGATAATGTTTGCATTAAATGGCCATTGCTCATATACGGCTCTCCGACCTTTTCAAGTTTCTTGAAAATGACATTCTTCTTATCACTTCTACATGTACAATGCGGATTATCAGCAATGCAAATATTCTTATCATAAAAAGGCACATCTATAACATCCTGTTCCTTCCATGCATTGATACCATTCTCCGTTGTACTCAAATATTTCTCCTACTTTTCTTTCCATATCTTACTGTATTTTAATCGTTCAAATTCAATTATCTCTTTATCCCATAGTTTGGCCGCAAAATGTTCTAACTGGCAGCCTTTGGATTTTTCCCAACCGGGGCAAAGGCATATCGCATCGCATTCCATAAGAGCCTTTATATCGTTTCCCAGAAGTTCATGATAGGGTTTGTCCAAATCGGGGTTCACGTCGAAGTCTATCGGTGTGACGACACGGTATCCTTTCATTTCGAGGACTCCCGAAACGTATAGTATTTCACTTTCCACTTCATCGAAGTCCCTGCCGGTAATAGGTAGGGAGATGTAGATTTTCTTTTTACTCATAATATAACAATGTTAACTAAACTATTAAAAGAGTTAATTTGATATTTGATAACTAAATATCGAAGTATATTTGCATCAAACTTGATTCGGAACATTAACACCTCCGATCCGGCTTGCCCTTAATCGTTTCATGATTATCCCGCCACTCCTCAAAAAGTTGTAGCATATAATCAAATGCCTCTATTTTATCTACTTCCATAATTTCACTTTACCAGTTCGAAATCATACACAAATACATAGGGGTTTCTCTCCCATGTGCCTTTACCGCTTACTTTATCAATTAGTGCAGCATAGGCTTCACGAGGTGTATCAAATAATTTTCCCGTTGAACACCAAGAAAAACCCTCTTGCTCATAGTAATTAATCCCCTCTGCCATACAATCAACATCAGATATATCCCGCAACCTCTCCACTCTTACGGCTGTTATCCTGACTCTGTGGGGCATTAGCTCTGGCTTCACATACATTTTATTTGTCCAGCCTGCACCGTTTGGGAATAAATTAGGATTGCACTCATCATTGTAAAAGGAATTGTAGCTTTGAGCGACGGCTACGATTTCACCTACTTTATACGGGAGTCGGAATATGCTACCACCTTCCAGCTTTGCTCCATAACCACAGAACTCACAATAAACACTACCATCTTCGTTGACAACCAAACTCATGGGTTTGTCCTTCCAATATGCTGATTTATACCAACGATGTACCGTAGAACAGTCCTCCGGTTGTGGATTCATTATCCGCCTTGTCTGAGTTTTTATACCTTCAAGTACGGCTTGTGTGAGTCTGTATTTATCATTGAACATTATTTTCTTCATATTTCAATCGCCATTAATTAAATCCAAATTATAAATACATAATCGCTATTAACTGTACGATTTATATCATTAGTCTCATAAAGCGAAGCTACTTTAATAAGTTTTGACTTATCTTCCGCTTTTTCAAGTTCGTCAATCAATTCTTGTACTGTCATATTCTTTTCTTTTTAAGTCTCTCAACCTCTATTCCTCCTTTCTCATATCTTTTTTATATTTCCAACGAAAAATAAATCTACATTTACCCAATCGTAAGCATATAACCAATCCTTATTCCGCGATTCTTCATGAATCCCTATTATTACATAAGTAGCTATAACTTTCTTTTTTGAGAAAAAAACATTAACAGTAACTCCTCTTTTGGGGACGATATATTTTCCATTGTCATCGTATATCTGTATATGATCTGTTGTTTTCGCTTCACTTTCTGTCATCATCGCCCTATAATTATACCATTTGTCTTTAATATATAATGGTATACCGTTTTTCTTTGCTTTTATCCATTTTAAAATAAACATCTCTTATTCCTCCTTTATAATTTCTTTCATGAAACAAATCCAGTGTGTATTAGATCGTTTGCCGGATATATGCCCGAATATTGGTTTTTCAGGTGTGAGTTTGAGAACTTCCGACACTTTGATGTCGGTCTCGTTCCATTTGAAAATCAAAAATCCTCCGGGTTTCAGGACTCGAAAACATTCTTTAAATCCCTTTGCCAGCATATCACGCCAATCTGAATACAGAGCTCCGTATTTAATTTGTTGGTAGCCTGTTGGCGATGCTTTTTCGTTCAAACTTCCGTACATATCTGCCATCTTTGACTTTCCAGCATTCCTTAATAAGTGAGGCGGATCGAAAACTACCATCGAAAAAGATTTATCCTCATAGGGCATATTTGTAAAGTCGGCTTGTATGTCGGGATTTACTTCAAATAATCTACCATCGCATAAATGAGTAGATACCTTTCGAATGTCTTGAAAAAGAACTCTTTCGTCATGTTTGTCGAAGTAGAACATCTTTCCCCCACAACAGGCATCTAATATCGTTTTTCTCATTGCTATTCCTCCTGTTTATTTGGTAACAAGTCTTCTGCATATGCCCAACGTTGCATGTTAACTCCACGTGAAAATTTTACCCAATTTCCAGAGTCATAAAAGGTATCAAAGGCACTGTCTCCAAGTTGAGCAAGATATATTCTATTCCTTTCGGGTTCTTCACTTACCTCATGCCACACTGAATTTATCCGCCAGTTTGCACCATGCTCGAAAGCATCAGCTATTGCGTACTTATCAAAATCTCCAAAGACACAAGATGGGGTTGCTGTTTTGGCATATTCTAATGACTTCTTTTCAATATCTTCTATTTTCATTACCTATCAATTTTTCTCATTAACTTCAACTAGATGACTGTCTATTTCCTCTATAACCTCAATAGCCGCTTGTAAGAATGCTTTATTAGTTGTACGGATATATCCTGATCCGAACTTACCTATCTTGTATTTGTCTGCCGTAAAAACGATATATTGCTTTGCAAACAGAATGTTGATACAGCATTTTAATCGTTCAATCATTGCTCTCCTCCTTTCATAAGTCCGGTTTCTCTCATATCCGTATACTTTTTACTCTTATTTCCATTAACTCTAATAATGCCTTTCTCAAATCTCTATCCATGCCTACGCCGGAAACATTTTCGAAATAACATTGCCATACTTTCTTATGGCTGTCGAAAATGATTAACAGGTCGTGTAACCCGATTGTCGGCTTATGAGACAGTATCTCCGATACGATGTCTTCTAGGGGTTCTGTTGGTGATTCTTTTTTCATAACTTATTGTTGAAATAGTCTTACCCGTAGCCTAATTACTGTATGATCTACATCTAACAACCCTATCCTCATAAGTCACTGAGATTAAAAGTTTTTATTTCCTCCTCGGTGAACCAATATTTGACTTTGAGAGGCCTTATGCTGTAAAGCATTTCGTCGTAGCTATTCCTATTGTATATCTCGTCTAATCGGCTATATAGTTGCTTAGCTCTGTCTATGTCTTCATAGATAACTCGCTGAACTTCTTCATGAGAACAGTTGATAATATGCATCGAGAAAACATATACTTGGTTATTCCTTATGTCAAGATAAATAAATATTACAAGCGTCATAAAAAGAATGGCTAATCCCGCTATCAATGTTATTTCCATGTCATTTCTCCTTTCTTAATTTTACTTCAAATCATTCATTTCATATCCCATGTTAAACAGCCATTTGAGCTCTTCCCATTCCTCGAACGTGAGGCTGGTGGTTCTGATTCGTTCCCATTCCCGTTCCTTTCCCTCATGCCTTTTCTTGTCCTCATAGAACCGCAATAGTTTCTCTCTGTCGGCTCTGAATTCTCGAAGAGACCTTGTTATCACCATAGGGTCGAAAACTCCGTAGAACGTCCCGTAAAGCCCTTGCTTGAACCGCTGGAAGAATACCATGAACTCGGTGAGCTTGAAATCGCCATAGCCGGAGATGATGATACGGGCTATCTCCTCGTATTCCTTTTCCGTCATTCCGTCCTTGCGGACTCCCGAAAATTCGGCGAGGTCGAGAAGCTGTATTTCCAGCCACGACTCGGCGATGTGACTGCCGAACGTCCTCGACACACGGGCTATGCTCGGAGCCTTGCCGATAAAGCAGCGTTCGAGGCTCTGGCAATAGCGGCCTTGATTGTCGGGGCTAAAAAGGCAGAGCATATTCTCCCCCGTCTTGTAGGTTGCCAGTATCTCCCGTTGCCAGCTTGGTGGCGATGGCTTCTGCAAACTCTGCATATCGCTCCTGTTTGGTCTTGGAATTAGGTTTTTGATGGATTCCGGATTGCTCATCTCGTGCTCGTTTTAGTTCGATTATTAACCAGCGGGCAAAGTGTTGTTGTGCATCGCTGACGCTTTTTCTTGCAATACCCTCGTTTTGAAGTTTACGGATATATGCCTCGATATATAACATCGATTCGTTCTCGTCGATGTGGTTGTTCATCGATAGCGTTTCTATCCACGTTTGATTTGAGAGTAGTTCTTCACGCAGTTCTGTCAGTGGCTTGTCAACGTCTTTGCCAAAATCATCTTCTTTTTCTTTGCTTCTCGATAGAGAAGTTTCTTTTAAATCATTATCATTTTCATTATCATTATCATTATCATTTAAGCCCCCACTGGCTCGTTTGGCTCCCACTGGGTTATTTGGGGTCGAGTGGCTCGTTTGGCTCCCACTGGACTTTGATTTAACCGTTTCAGAGTTTTTGTCATTACCTCCTTTACGCCCGTTGTTCCGGTTTCTCTCGACAATGCCCTGATATTTGAGTTCATCTATCTCGAATTGATTCTTGAAAAACTCAAATGCCATTTCAATGTCCTCCTCTACCGTAACCTCCTCGCCAAGTTGATATTTGAATATTGCTCGAAACAGCCTGCCCAGTTGTTTGTCCGATAATTTCGATATGGGTTTATAAAATGATTTATAAATCAAAAAGCTGTCTTTCATTTATTCTCAATATTGATAGTGAATGCCCCCCCGTTCAGGGTCTTGTGCTTGTCAATCTCACCGGTTTTGCATAGCTCGTTTATCTCGGATTTGAGTGACCGGATAACCACCGACTGTATTTCGGTAAAGCTCGCTATGGAGGGCTCCTTGTTATTCTTTTTCTTTTCCTCGATAATGGAGGATATAACTTGCTTGGCTATAATCATGGCTATTCTTGTTTTAACAATTCTGGGTTATGAGAATACAGCCGGCAGGTACTTGTGCCGGTAAACGTTTTTCAGATAGGTTATCATTTGGTCGTAGCTCTTGATAAAGCCCTCGTTGATAAGGTCGGCGACTTTTCTTTCCAGCTCGTACAATTCCCGCTGTTTCTTTTCTTCGCCGTATTGGTTGCGGATATTCCTTTCATGCTCGTTGAACACAATCCAGTTCAACGCTTCGCCTACTTTCTGCATGGCTTGGGGCATGAAGTCTTTCCGAACGATCTTTGAAACAGCCGAGCCTAGTTTGTTGTAGGCATCGCCGGCTTCGTTGCGGTACTTTATCATTTCGTCATAGACGAATTTCAACACCTTAACTTTAAACGACGGGTTAATCCACATTGCAAAATCGATGAACAGTAAGGGCGACATCCAAACAGCTCCTGCCTCTTTGCTCCCGTCTTTGTTGGTTCTCGATTTATTTATTATAAGTATTTGATTTATAGGTTTTTCGGAATTCCGAATTTGATCGTCGTCATTTATAAGAGCTTTTATAAACTCTTTTGTCTTACTGTTTTCGAGATAGTGGTTAACATTTTTCTTGTGGTTGTTGCCTTCGTTCCACTGTTTCAACAATTCGGATGCACAGAAAAATCCGTCTTTGGTACGTTGGGTCACATCTATGTTACCCATTCGCCTTTTCATCAGTTGGTTCGTTTTCATAGCGTATTTTTATTTATTGATTTTTGATTGGATAAATTGCAAATACGAAATCCGTGTAGATTTTCGTTTTCTATGCACCAGCATAACATCTCGTAGGCGGCATCGATAATATCTTCATGTTCGGCAGTGACATAAATGTCTTTATAACAAACCTGTACAAGTAAATCGAATGTGCATTTTATCATTAAAGGGCTTGCATACTCATCAATCATTTGTCTGGGCAACAAATCCAAAATATCCTGCAAAGTGAATGTGGGTGCGGTTTCTGCCTCCATATTGTCAAATTTGTTTGGGACAATACCAAAAGCTAAACTCCAACAATTTTCCACCTCTTTCCCGTCAATTTTGGTAACTTTAACCCAACATGCACTTGCATAGTTTGTATTTAATCCAAGTTCTTGCAAGTGCTTCATCTGCTCTATTGATAATACTTGTTCGCTCATAATACTAAAATTTACATACCACAAGAAGGTGAATTTATGATGTTTTCGTTGTGGCAATATGTGCACATAGATGTCATTGGCGAATAAACTCTACCGCATTTAGGGCATATCCAGCCCTGCATACCGACAAATGTCTGAGCTTTTTCGAGTCTTGTCATCTCAATAGCTTTTAAGGCATCATCTTCTGAAACTCTACGGTATATATGCCCGCCTGCGCAATCTTCTACGCTTACCGATTTTATAAATTCTTCTGCTGTCATATCATTTGTTTATTTTAGATTCAACGACTTTGTATTTAATGGGCAATCCGGAGCAGGTGATGGCGAGCAGGGCAGAGTCCCTTTCTTCTTGGTTGCTGCGGGGGCTGTTAAACTCTATCCCGCTCATCTGGCACAACCGCTTCAATTCTTCATGGGTGATCTTGCCGTCTTTCCCTTGCCAGCACTTGCGCAATGGGGATTGCTCCATGACTTGTATTCCGTAATGCCTCAGCATTTCGACTATCTTGCGACCGGTCTCTTGGTTACGACCTACATGCTCGCCTTTCTTGGCTGCGCTCGCCCGTGTGTCTTTCGGTGACAAATGCCAGTTGGATTTGTTTTTCCAACCTGCCTCGACATATACCGCCACTCGTTCATCGTTTTTATTGCAGTGCTCATGAAGTTTTTTTATGCCCTCTACCAACAAGGGGAATGGGCAAACACTCATCTCCATTTTCATTTTCCTTGTGTCCAATACGGAGTAGCCGCTACGCTCCACGTCGGGGTCTATCCCTATCAATACATCGTATTTGAGTTTTCTGTTGTATGTGGCCTGTTCTTCCATTATATTTTGTCTTTTTATCAGAAAAGTTTCTTTTGTATAGATTCGCATGATTTGTCCGTGAACAGTTTTCGGAATATGTGGAAAAGGACATCTACGACGATACTGTTACCTGCCATCACATATTGCCTGCTGTCGCTTATTCCCGCATTTTGAATCTTGTTTATATCCGATTCGCTGACACCCATTAACCGGAAACATTCTCTCGGTGTCAGCCTTCTTATCTTTTCCAGACACAGAAAGTTATTTTCCTGCCATGAGTTGCTTGTTATCGCAGGGCATATCGTGTATGTCCCTCCTTTGTTAAATCCTCTGCTGCGTTGTATTATCTCGGGTTCCGAATATTCCCCCACGATTATCGAATTGTCGGTCGGACTTAATGCTCCATTAGCTCTCAGACAATTGGCTGTGCCATCACCTGTTTTAGGTAACCATAAAAAGCCCGTTCCTTTTTTTACGTGAGCGATGTTGTGTCTTATGAAACCTTTTATCATCTTCTCGCTCAAAAAATACTTTTCGTCCACGTCGCATTCGAGAATGTCCCTCAATCTCTTTTCAATGGGTAAGGGTTCCGGAAAATAATACGATTCCGAGTCTCGTATCGAAATCATGAATACTCTTTCCCTGTTATGGGGAATGCCGTAGTCTTTCGCATTCAGAACCTTCGTATGGTTCGTGTACCCTAATTGGGAAAGGTATTGTTCCCATGCCGATAAAAAACACTTGTATTTCCTTCCGGTAAGGGACTTTACATTTTCCATGAGCAGGTATTTCGGCATCTTGGTCTCTATCGCTTTCTCGCATTCCCATAACAGGCTGCTGCGTGTCCCGCTGCCTTTCTCCAATCCCGCTTGCTTTCCGGCCGTTGAAATGTCCGTGCAGGGGAAAGAATATGTGAACAGGTCGAAGTCGGGGACTTTTGCCCAGTCTATATGGCATATATCCCCGAAGTTCCTGTCTCGGTATTGAGGATATACGGCGTTATGGGCTTGTATGGCGTACTTGTCGATTTCCGACCAGCCGACCAGATCGTAACCGATTCCGAGCCGGTCGAGTGCCATGCACTGACTGTCATATCCGCTGAATGCTGTAAAGACTTTTAATTGCATATCTTTCTCTTTTTGTTCGGCAGGCGGGACTCGAACCCGCATGAGTGGTGTTTTTGCGTTTTCCCGGTCAGTCCGGTACTTCCTAAGATGCCTCGCAGGTTGCAGGTTTGGATAGTGACTGTTATCCTGGAATTTTTCACCTTACATCTTGATTAGCGTCTGCCAATTCCGCCACTGCCGATACCACCTAAAACACTTATGGCTAATTTCTCCCCGCAGTTCCTTTCTCCGTATGGTGCTCGACCACGTACCCGGATCGGCTTGCGGGGAATGTCTCACATTATGCTCCTATATCAGGTCTATGATTTTGGTTTTCACAATTCCGTCCAACCGCATATCGTTAAGGCCTTGTCTCTTGTGTTCTTGCATGAGGCGGTTGGCTTCGGTGATATCTTTGGCGCAAACGAGGTTGTAGTACTTCGTTTCCTTTTCATTGCCGTTGTCATCGATGAATATGTCTATCAACGTGGCTTTGTAGAAGGGCTTGTCTTCTTCCTTCTCGTTGACTATCTCGACGACATTAGAGCGGGTGATAGAGATTACATCGCAATTTCCGTTGTATTGTTCCATTCCGTTGGCTTCGGCCTCGGCGAACAGTTCCACATCGGTGATGAAGTGTTCGACGACTTCTTTCATCTCTCCTTTGCTGTTCTCTTTTTCTACTTTCAGTTTGATTTCGTAAAACATCGCTTTTATTTTTTATCGGTTAAAACTTCTTTTAACTTGGGATTCCCTGCCACATTCCTGCGGACATCACAGTCACTATCCTTTGCCAGCTCTGTGAGCACATCGACGGGAGTGTTGGAATTCC